CTTCTGACGCCAAAGCTGTGGACGCTGTTGCTAAGATCGCAGACCTGCAAGGTCAACTGGACGCTGCTGCTGCAAAAGCTACCGAGACTGACAAGACCCAAGCTGCCCTGGAAGCTATTGTGGCTGGCAGTTTGAAAGCAATGTCTGTGGCTTTGAATGCCACTGCAGATGCTACACTCAAAGGTCAAGAACTTGTGGCTGCTCATGCTGAGATGGCTGACAAGTTCAAATCCAAGTTCAAAGCGGGCGGTGTTGCCGCAGCCAAACCAGCAGTTACTGAAACTGAGAAAACCACTCAAGCTTCTGCAACTGTTAACCCGCTGTTTATCGCTGCGGCAACCATGAAACAATCGAAAGGAAAGTAAATCATGCCTCGTGATCACTACATTGCTCCCACCCTCACCGAACTGGCCAGCACCACTGTCCGTTTCGGTGCAGGTAACGCTGCCAACCAGCGTTTCTCGTACACTGAAGTGGGCAAAGCTGTTCGCCTTGTTGGCGAGTCGCGTTACGACCTGTGCGCTGTCGGTACTGACATCGAAGGCTTTGTGACTGCCGTTGAGTTGGCTGTGCAGAACGGCTTCTCGATTGGCTCTGTTGCCAACGCTCCCGGTACTCGTGTCAGTGTGACCTTTGACGGTCTGCAAGGTACTCCTGGTACTGGTGTTCTGGCTATTGGCGATATTGTCAACGCTGGCACCATCACCGCCAAGGACACTGCCTTGGCTCCCTACCCCAAAGTGTGCAAGGCTACCACCCCTGCCAACGTTGTGTTCAAGTGGCGTGTTGTGTCCCTGGGCACCGCTGGCACTGGCGCTGTTGGTACGACCGGTGTGATCGAACGCATCTAATCTGGTCTACAATATCCAACAGAAAGGAAACATCATGCTCGTTTCGTACATCAACAGCCAAGGCCAGTCGCAGCAAGTTACCTTGCAAGAAGGTGAACTGATGCAGGCCGTCAGGTCGGGTGACCCTGTTGCCCACTACAACCGCCAGTTCGCGGATGCCGACCCCCGCTTGGGCTCTGCGTTTGACCAGTTCAAGCTGTCTGCTGGTCTGGTCCGTGCTGACGTTGGCAACGCTATGGGTATCCGCACTGCTACCATTGGCAGTGTCCTGGATGGCACCTCTGGCCTGAACGCTGTCAGCAACGTCCAGCAAAACACCACCCCGTTTGGTACTTCTTCGCGTGCTTTCACTGCCATCGCCATGATTGATGAAGTCATGTCCGAAGTGCAGAAAGACCGTGAAACCGACTCCGTGGTGTTCAACGATCTGGTGGCTGTGAACCAAGCCATCACCACTGAGCACTTCGAACAGCCTGTCATCGACATGACCGGTGCTGGTGGCCCTGAGTCTGCCAAGGCCCAGCGCGTTGCCCAAGGTGCCTTGCCTCCGAAAATCTTGTTCTTCAAGACCTCGGACCGCATTCGCCGGATCGGTGCCTGGACCATTGGTATGGAATGGTCTGACCAAGCCCTGCGCAACACCACCATCGACTACGTGTCGCGTACCACTGCTCACTACCTGCGTGTTGAGCAAGACGAGCGTGTCTACCGTTACCTGTCCAACTTGTTCAGCGGTGACAACGACTTTGTGGTTGGTGCTGTATCTGCTGTGACCTCCACTTCGCTGGACAGCGCTGCTACCGGTGGCGTGCTGACCCACAAAGCTTGGGTGAAGTTCCTGGCCCGTAACCGCAAGTACCGCAAAATCACCCACGTGGTTTGCGACTTCGATACGTACCTGAAGATCGAAGGTCGCACCGGTCGCCCTGGTTCCAACAACTACGATCCTACACTGGCTCGTATTGATCCCCAAGTGGCGTTCATGAACATTGGCTTCGGCAACGATGTCAAGTTCTTCCTGGTGGACTCCGCTGCAGAAGGTGGCCCTGTGCCTGCTAACACTGTGTGGGCTCTGGATGCATCTATTGCTGTAACCAAGATCACGAACACTGCTGCTTCGTACAATGCTGTCGAAGAGTTCGCGCTTCGCAGGGTGCAAGCAGTTCGCATGGACTGGGCAGAGGAAGTCTTCCGCACCCTGGGTGACTCCGAACTGCGTCCCTTCGACGTTCTGACCATCAGCTAATCACTGACCCTGGAGCCTAGGTGGAAACACCTAGGCTTTTCAACTCTATGCAAATCCAGAAAATCTACGATAGCAACGGTAAGTGGTACGTCAACAAGGGCAGCTTTGACTTCGTTGACCCCACGACAGGCAACCGGTTTACCCCTGGGACTCCGACCCAGGCCCTGGAAACCGAGTGGATCAAGGGCCAGCCTGTGCTGGAACCCCAGCAGGCCGAAAAACCTGCAAAGCCTACTAAGCAAGAATCCTGACAAAAACCCCTCTCTGAGGGGTTTTTCTTTACCTACACATCTACGAGGTTGTTAGGATTGTCAGGCCCACCACCTTGCTAAATCCTACAATATATGTCATGGCGCTAAATGACTACACCACATCTGATGACGTTCGGGCTGCACTTGGCGTCTCTTCTGAAGAACTGGAAGAGGCTACACTAGGGCTCGAAACGATAGGTACCCAACTTGACATGAGCCTGGAAGAGCTGTCACCAGACTTGGCAGATAGCTATGCTACAGTCCATGCTATTCAGCAACACCAGCGTACAGAAGCTCAACAGCGCTTTTACTTGTACACCAGAACTTACGCCACTTACGTAGTAGCCAACTTGCTGTTGAATACACTGGCAATGTTTTCGTTCAAGCGGCTGACAGACGGCAAGGCTGAAGCTGAGCGTACAGACGCCTGGGAAGACACCAAGAAAGATGTGCGAGACAACCTTGAGTTGCTTCGCCGTAGACTGCAGACTGCGTTCACGAACTTGAACACTGTCTATGTGGCTCCAGCACCCACACGAATGAACTTCATCGTGGCGTCTGGCCTGTTAACCAACCCGGTGACAGGCGAATGAGACTCAAGAGCGCAGCCCGGTACTTTGACACGTGCCCAGTGTACGATGCCTACAGCGGCGCGTACCTGTTCAAGATGCAGACTTCCACATTCTTGGAAAGCGCTGTTGAGGGTTCGACTGCAGCCCGCCGTGTGGTGTCTCTTGATCCAGCTTTGACGCCTCCAACTCACTCTGCTATTCTAGCTGTCAACGTTTTGATGCTGTTGGGTGGTGAAACCATTGACGAGTGGGCAGGCGAAGCGATTAGAAAAGCCTATTGGGTTAAGACAGTCACAGACAATTTCTCTATGCTGACCCCCGGCCAAGCCGCACTTGGCAGTGCCGGTGCAGCCTGCTTCGGTCAAAAGAAGTTCTTGCGGGAAACCATTAACACTGCAACAGACTCGGAACTCGATCCGATGTGGCGGATTTTCCTGTCCAAGAGTCTGAACCCCGCACGTGGTACCATTCTCAAGTCTGCGACAACCCTCTACAGAGTGCGCATGGGTTTTGAAGACGTTGATGGCTTTCGAACAGTACAGTGTGACGAGCTTGACTCCCCAGTTGTGCGTGTCACGATGACAGCTAACAGGGTTTACGATCCAGTCACAGACACCTACAAGCCTAGCACAGTCACATACCAAGCACTTGCCATTGACGCTTCAAAAGCTTATGCAGACATGTCAGAAGCTTCGGAAAAGGTGAAACCTGGGGACATTTCATTGGTTGTCAGCAAGTCCAGTGCAACCCCTGGAATGGGTACTGAATACAGTTTTGCCACTGGCCGTTATCAAGGCCGCTGGTCTGTAGTAGACGTCATGTCTGAACTTGACAGTTGGCTGCTGCAGTTGCGGAGGTTGTGATGATCCGCTTTACTGGTCTTAACACCTACAAGAAGAAGACTGAGGCTCAGAAGGCTTTGATCAAGTCTAAGGCTACAGACCTTGTTCGCCGTCGCACACGTGAAGTCCTGCGGTTCCTTGTTTTGAACACTCCACAGTTTAGTGGTAACACTGCAGCATCTTGGCGTATTGATCTGAACTACATGCCTGCAAATAGGGAAGTGTCTGCACTGTTTGATTTAACCATCTCGGAATACTTCGCAGAAGGTGAGTATCAGCTGCCAGAACAGGGGCTTCGTTTCAAAGGTGACGAAGGCGCCTGGAAAGAAGCCCTTAGAATGAACGAAGCTCACTTCAAAGCCATACGCTGGAACGCCAACGTTAGTATCGTGAACGTCAGTTCTGTGGCTGACGGCCTTGAAAGTGGTGACATCGCTGAAGAAACACTGCGTCCAGGAAACTACATTCCAGGTGATGTAATGGCGATCAAGACTGCTGCGCTGAAGTTCAACCTGATGCCGAACTCTATTGGTTAACCTATGCAAGACTTAGACAACTTCCGTGCTGCGGTTAACACTGCTATTGAAGCTACACGGGCTACGTTTACAGACTACAGCTTGGCTGTGGACTACGAAAACCGTCACATCGTAAATCCAGACGCACTTGATAATCCTTATCTATGCGTTGAGTTGAAGTTTGTAGACTCTGGACAACGTGACCTAAATCCCATACGTACTCAACGTGTACTTGGCTTTGTCATCTTGACTGTCAAGTGCAAAGTAGGTGCTGGCACATCTGGTGCGCTCAAACTATTGGAACACATGTACAAGCCACTGCACTGCCGTAAGCTTGGTGCTGCCAACATGGAAATAGCTAAGCTTGTCCCAGGCCGCGAGGTCAAGGGCTTTTGGTGCCAGAGCATCATGATCCCATTCTGGCTGGACACCCAAGCGTTCTGACATCCAGCCAAGACTCGTACATGAAGCCTGCCATTTGAGCAGGCTTCGTTGTTTGTGCTGTAGCAAGTCCAGGGAGAAGCGACGACACTACAGGCTGCAAACACGTTCCATTTGGAGTTCACCATGCCTAACGCATCATCCAGCCTTGTCCAGATAGCCTACGCTCAAGAGGCTACCTTCGGCGTCATCCCCACCTCAGGTAACCACAAGTACCTGCGTGTGACCGGCGAAACCTTGAACTACGAAATCAGCAAAGAAGCCTCTGCTGAAATCAACAGCACCCGCGCTGTGTCCAGCATGATCCCCATCAGTGCTTCGGCAACTGGTGGTATCGAGACTGAGATTTCGTACAACGAATACGATCCACTGTTTGAAGCTGCACTGCAGTCGAGCTACACAGTGTACGGCACTGCGGGTGTTGGTGCAACTTTCACTGCAACTTTCACTGCTACCACTATTACCGCTTCGGTTGCACCCACAGGTGGTAGTGCTTTCACAAACCTGAAAAAGGGTCAATTCTTCCGTTTGGTAGCTCCTGGGCATGCCAACGATGGCAAGATTTTCCGTGTCAGCCTGACTACGCCGACCAACGGTACGGTTATCACTGTGGAAGCTTCCACACCCCTGACTACTGGTACGTCGATTGCCAACTGCTTGGTTCAGTCTTCGCGTCTGACCAACGGCACCACCCAGCGCAGCTACACCATTGAGCGTCAATCTCCTGACATCACTGAGTTCTGGGCTTACTCTGGTATGACCCTGAGTTCGATGACCATGAACGTGGCATCCGGTGCACGCTCCACGATGTCGTTTGACTTCATGGGCAAGAAGGCCACTCGCAAGACTGGTACTACCAACATGCCCGGTACTGCTACCGACTCGCTGGCTTACGACATCCACTCCAGTGGTACTGGTCCTGCCTGCTACATCTGGGTTGACGGTGCACCTCTTGCAGGTACTTACGTCAAGTCGTTGAGCATGACTTACGACAACGCTCTGCGTACCCAAGAAGCTGTGTGTGAGATTGGTGCTATTGGTATCGGTTCCGGTACGATCAACTGCACTGGTAGCTTGGAAGTGTACTTCGCCAACGGTACGCTGTACGACAAGTTTGCCAGCAACACCAACATTGCTTTCACGTTCTCCACGCTTGACAACGCCGGTAACGGTTATGTTGTGACCCTGCCCAAGGTCAACATCTCCAGTCTGGGTGTGAACGCATCCGGTAAGGACCAAGACTTGATGCTGAGTCTGGAGTTCACTGCCTTGCGTGACCTGGGTAACGCTGACGCTACCCTGCGTCAGGTGGCTTTCATCGACCGGGTTGGTGCCGCTGTGGTGTAATGGTTGGGTTGCTGAGTTGGGAAACTTAGCAGTTAGCCAGGGAAGGTAACACTTCCCTGGCTTTTTTCTGCGTGTTAGAATCCACACCGCAGGCTTTCTGCAGCAACCCAAGGAACACAAAATGGATATTTTTGACGCTTTTGCTTCTGACGAAAAACTGGAAATTGAAGGTCGCTGGGTCGACTATGCCCCCGGCATCCGTTTCAAGATCGCACGTGCCAGCAACAAGCATTTCAGTCGCCTGTTTACCCGTGAGTACGCCAAGAACCGTATGGTCTTGGAAGCCAAGGGCGAAGCTGCAGAAGCCAAGTCTGATGAGCTGATGGCCAAGGTGTTTGCCAAGACCATCCTTGTGGACTGGGAAGGCCCCATCAAGTTCCAGAAGAAAGACTACAGCGTCTACAGCGTGGAGAAAGCAGAAGAGATGCTGCGTGTGAAAGACTTCCGGCGTTGGGTTGCTTCTCAGTCTGAAGACTTCGATGCGTACAAAGCTGTCCAAGAGGCAGAAGACGCAAAAAACTAACTGACTTCTTTGAGTGGTGGCTAGAGTACGCAGACAAGATTGAGGCGATGGAACATGTGGCTGAGGCTACAGGCATCATCCCTCAAGGTCTGCGGAATAGGCCGCAGGACTTAGGTCCACACCTACAGTTTTATCTCGGGCTTTACAGAGAGGTAGAACGTGATAGGTTGTTTACAGGCAGTGGGGTACCCCTACCACTTCGCTTTGCAGACTTCGTAACGTTTGCACAGTTCCACGAGTTCACCCGAGAAGACACCAACCGTTGTTGGAAGTTCGTAAGGGTTGTCGATGACGCTTGGCTACGAGATTACAAAAAACGTCAGCAAGCGCACGACGAAAAGCTGAAGGCCAGGGCCAAGAGCCGTTGAGTTCTACAGTTTTGGCAGGCTTGTTGGTCTGCTGAAACTGTAGAATCGGCGTAGCCGATCTGCAAGGAACTCACATGACTCAAGATGATGGACTCAGTTTACCGACAGGACGCTTGAAGCGTGATGTCCGTGAGGCCACTTCGTCCCTTGACGAGTTGATGCAGGCGTTTGTTAAGCTTGAAAGCGGTCTTAAAACTCTTCGGCGCTCTGAAGCGACTGAGCTTGAAGGTGTGCTGAAGCAGATCAAGAAGTTTGAGTTAGGAGCTTTTGCTAGCATTCAGAAAGATGCGCTGACAAAGATTCAAGCTGGCAACATCAAGCTACTAGACGTTGAAAGAGAGATGAGCAGAGCGCTGCAGCAGCTATATGAAGCTCGCTACTCCATGCGTGGCAAGTTCAGCGACCAAGAACTCGCACAGCTGAAAGAGTCTAAAGTTAAACTTGTGGAAGAGCATAGAGCGCAGCTAAAAGACTATGAAGCAGTCCTTAAACAGGAAGCTGCACTGGCTAAGCAGCAGGTAGACGCACGCAATGCGACTGCCAAAAGCCTTGTAGCTTCGCTGCAACCTGCCGGTCAGACCAGCAAGTTGAGTGATCGTACACTGCAACAACCTAACGGCAAGGGTGGGAGTGAGTCTGTGGCCCTCGCAGGTTTAAAGGCTGACGAGGCTATTGCAAAGCAACGTGAAAAGATCGACATCGACGCTGAACTTGCAGCCCAAAAGATTCGTGAAGACAACTTCAAAGACTACGAAGCCCGTCAACAATCGCTAAAGAAGACTGCTGATGCTGTAATGCTGCAACAGCAGCAGGAAACGCATCAGCAAGTTGAGGCAATGTGGCGCGAACACGAGAACACGCTAAGAGCCATTAAGGCAGCTGACAAGAAGCAGCTGGGTGCAGCGGTTGCAAATGAGATTGCGCAGTACAACGAACAACTAGACCAGAGGCTTGCAGCAGCTAAACAAAATCGTGCAAACCTCACTGCTGAAGCTAAGCAGCAGGTTGCTGATGACCTGAAGGTTGCTGGTCAGCGTGAGGACACACTGCAGCGCCTTGAGAAACAATCCGCTGCAGCTAGACTCAGCAACCACAAAGCTTACGAAGATCGTAAAAACGAGATTTCAAAAACAGCTGCAGCTGTTTATAAGCAGATCGAGTCGGATAAGGCTTCTCAGCTTGAGGCCATGTGGAAAAGCCACGAGTCTCAGCTGAAGCAGATTAAAAAGGATGAGAATGCTGCGCTTGGCAGGGCAGTGGCCAGCGAACTCGCGCAATTTAACGAACAACTGGACCAGCGACTTGCTGCGGTAAAACGCTACAAAGCTAATGAGATGGCGGTGCTGCAGCAGAGTGTAGCGGTAGCCACCAACCAAACCGCAGCTGCTTACAGCAAGTTTGGCGGCGGCTCCACAGGTAAGCTTGTCGAAACTAAGTCCTTTTACCGTCCTGAAGTTGGTGGTGATACTATCGGTGGCGAGTACGCCAAGTACGACGCTGTTGCCGTCAAAGCTGCAAAAGACAAAGCAGATGCTACTGCTGTTGCTACTAACGCCTAGAGTCTAAGAACCTGGCACCCGAACTCGATAAGGGTTCGAAGGCGCTGCGTAACCTTGCTTTCTCTGGTAACGACGCCCACTCGGCTGCACGAGGCTTGGCTTCTGGCTTTGGCTTGTTGTGGTTGACCTGGGGTAACATGCTGCCCCTGCTGGCAACTGCTGCCCTGTCTAACAGCTTCCGTGAGGTTGTGCAGACTGGTCGAGTTGTGGAGCAGCAACTGGCGATCATTGGCGCTTTGGGTGGTGCTACTGGTGAGCAGGTTGACGGTCTGCGCAACAGGATCACGGAGCTTGCCCGCAGTGGTCCTGTCGGTGTCACAGAAATCGCAGAAGCGATGAAAGTGCTGTCACTGGCCGGTATGCAGGCTAATGAAATCTTAGGCGCTACTCAGGTTGTTCTTGACTTCAGCGTTGCAGGTACAACTGACCTGAAGACTGCTGCTGAGACTTTGATGTCTGTGTCCACAGCTTTCAATATGGGCAGTGGTGGTTTCCGTGAAGTGTCTGACGTTATATCTAAGGCTGCTGCTGAATCCATGACAAGCGTGGAGAACTTCTCCAGCGCCATGAAGACAGCCTCTGTGATCAATGCGCAGTATGGTGTCAGCCTTAAAGACACAGCAGTCAACATTGCTGCACTGTCTCAGTTGGGTATTCAAGCAAGTGCAGCTGGTACAGCCGTTCGCAACATGTACGCAGACCTGTCTGGTCGGTCTACACAGGTTGCTAAGGTGCTGAAGCAGCAAGGCATTGAGCTTAGAGACAACAACGGCAAGTTCCGCGATCTTGTGACGATTGTTGGTGAACTCGACGATAAGTTTAGCAAGCTGACTGGTAAGGGCAAGGCTAACCTTATGCAGGCCCTCTTATCTGAGAGGGGTGCTAAGCCAATTGTTGAGCTTTTGCGCATGGTTCAAACAGAAGCTACTGTGACAGGTAAGAGCTTCTCTAACGCACTCGAAGAGATGCGGGGCAAGCTTGACAACATTGGTGGCTTCTCTGCTGAAGCAGCTGCACGACTTAATCAGACTGCAGACAACCAACTGAAGTCTGTGACTTCTAGCTTCTCAGCCACGATGCTGGATGCTTACAAGTCCATTGAGCCCAGTCTGATTGTCATTGCTACAAACTTAAAAGCACTGTTTGCTGATGACACGTTTAAGGCTTTTTTAAGCGGTATGGCTAACTTCATGGCCACACTTGGTCGTGTCGTGTCTGAGAACATTGGAGCATTTACGTTACTTGCTGGTGTCTACGCTGCTTCCAAGGTTGCGGGTTGGGCCTTGGCTTTTGTGACTGATAAACTCTCAGTCGAGAAGAAGAAGTTGCTGACCTTGACCCTTGAGAATGGTGCGGCCATGACGATCGAAGCTACTGCTGAGAACCGTTCACTGGCTTCTAAGTACGCTCTGATACGTGCTGAACAGGCGCTGAACAAGGAAAAGCAGGCTGGAACACTCATTACGCAGGGTAATGCTGCCAAGACCACAGCTACTGGGCTTGCAGGTGCTGCTGTGGGGGTCGCCGGTGTTGCTGGTGCTGCGGTGGCTGGTGCGGGTATCGTAGATGCAGCAGGTAACGTAATCCGTTCACAGAAGGGAATTGCAGACGCTACTGACGCAGCTACTAGAGCAACTGTAGACAATGGCAAAGAAACTGCCAAAGACATGAGCACCAAGATGAAGTGGATTGGTTGGCTCGGTCGTGCTGCCGGTGCCCTGAACTACGTAGGTATGGCTATCACACTGGGTACAGTTGGGTACAGCCTATACGAGATGTGGCAAAACAAGTCTGCTGACGCTGCCTCTCGTGCTGCCAGCATTACAGAGAACAACGTTGCTACTGCGATGAACAAAGAAGCTGATATGCTAGAGCGTATCAACTCTTTGATGGCAACAGGCTTGTCTCTGCGAGATGCTACAGCCAGAGCGTCGGTTATGGGCACTGCACCTAGTGAACTTGATGCAGCCAAGACTAAGCTAGAGAGCTTGAAAGAGCAGAAAAAGCTCTACGACAAGACATATGGTTCTCAAATTTCAGCTGCGTCTTCTGGTACAGAAGTTAGCAGAGTTGCGTCTAACGGTGCAGCACTCGACAGAGAGATTACAGCTACAACTGCACAAGTAGCTAAACTTGAACGCCCAGTTACAGAAGCAACTAACAGACTCAAGCTAGCTAACGCTGAACGTGAAAAGCTTATAAAGGCTGAGGAAGACCGTCGTAAAAAAGCGATAACTGGCACAGGCATGTTTGAACTCGGTCAAGGTGCCAACGGTGGCGGTCTACGCCAACAGGGCGCCAACGCCTTCGACTCTCTGATTAAGGGCTTCAACGAAGCCTCTCGCAGCGCCATTGCAGCAGCCAAGGATCAACAGGCTTTGATGGATGGCTTCCCTGCAACTCTTCCTTATCTCAAAGCGTTCGAAAACGATCTTGAAAAGATTGACGAACAGTTTGAGATGGCCAAGAAGAACATGAAGCCTGACGCTGAAGGCTACGCCCAAGCAGTCAAGCAGCTTGAGCTTGGTCGTCTGATGGCTCGTGCAGCTGCAGAGCAAAAGAAGAATGACGCAGAGTACGCTTACGGAGTAGCAGAGACGAAGAAAGCACTTGAAGAGTATGCAGTTGCTGTCGCTAAAGTCGTAGAGCTTAAACGTGCAGATGCTAGAGCAGCATGGGAAGCTACACGGGCGTATGAAGCAGAACGTGCTGAGAAAGAACGTAGCTTCAAAGTTATGGAAGACGATGCTAAGGCTAAGGATGCTCAGCGGGGTATGACGCCTGCTGACGCTGCTGCCTATGCTGCGCAGTACGAGATACAGAAAAAGTACGCAGGAGAACGCTTCAAAATTGAACAGGAATTACAAAAAGACCTTGAAGGTCTAGTAGACCAAGATGGTATTGAAGACTACCAAGCAGCTAATCGCAAGATTTTGCAGGCTAACAAGAAACTTGCGGACTTGGAAAAAGACCGTGCAAAAGAAACTTCAATTGCCACAGCACAAGTTTACAAAGAAGAATGGCAAAAGACCACTGACAGCATTGCGTCTGACCTGACCAACCGCCTCATGGAAGGTACACTCGATGCAGGTGACTTCCTGAAAGACACCTTCAAGAACCTTGTGCTTCGTCCCCAGATGGAGCTGGCAATGAAGGGTCTGATGGACGGCGTGTTCGGTGGTATGGGTGGCGGCTCCAGCGGCGGTGGTGGCATCTTTGGTTTCCTTGGCAGTCTGTTCAGCTTCGACGGTGGCGGTTACACCGGTGACGGCTCTCGCTCTGGCGGTCTGGACGGCAAGGGCGGCTTCCTGGCTATGCTGCACCCCCAAGAAACCGTGACCGACCACACAAAAGGTCAGGCTGTGGAAAGCTCAAGTGCCCCTGTTACTGTTATCATCAACAACACTGTGGGTGACGTTGCAACCAAATCCATGCTTGACCAATACCAACAATCGACTGTGAAGCAGGTTCAGGCTGGTCTGATGCGGTCTTCGCGTTACGGCGGGGCTGCAAGTGCCTGACTTTAACTGGCCCTCTGCACATTGGCCTGTTGCGTTTTCGCTACGGGTCAATCCTGATGTCCGCCGTGCCAGCTCCGGCTACGGCGGTAACACCCGTATCACGGACAAGCTTGACGACAGCTGGCAGGCGTCTATGACCTTGGACACGCGCAGCAACCCTGTTGCAGTTGCACGTGTAGAAGCTACTGTGTCAAAGTTAAATCTTGGTTACGTAGCTGTATTTGGTCACATAGCTAGACAGGCCTTGCAGGGCACAATGGCAGGTTCGCCAACATTAAGTGTGTCAGCTCTTAAAGGTGCTGAAAATATTGTAGTGCAGACAACAGCAGGGGCAACTGTTAAAGCTGGAGATATGCTTGGAGTATCAGGACTGCTGTTACAGGTATCAGCTGATGCTACAGCCAACGGTAGTGGCGTACTCACTGTACCGCTTGTCAACAGGTTGCGTAAAGCCTTGACCAGTGGTGCGGCTATTGTGTACGCTTACCCTACGACACGCTGGTTACTGACTTCTGAAGCAGGCGTTTCACTGTCTAACGATGGCAGTGAGACTGTTACGCTTAACTTTGAGGAACTCATAAGTGGCTAACTATACATGGCCTACAGTGTGCTACCCGTCAAGGTTTCAGTTGCGACCCGCCAACTTGCGCCTGCAAGGCAGCTCTATGTACGGTCGTAGTACACAGACACTGGATTTAATGAACGACCGCTGGATTGCAGAAGCCACCATAGACCCTAAGATAGGTGCAGATGCTGCCACCACAGAAGCTTTTATTAACAGTCTTCGTGGTGGTGCTAACACAGTTAACGTGATGCACTTTCAAAGGCTGCGACCAAATGGTACGCAGTTCAGCTCTACTACGTTGCAAACTGCTACTAACCAGGGAGCTAACAGTTTTGTACTTGTCAGCACTACCGGCTTAACGCTTTTAGAAGGTGACCTGTTTACCCTTGACGGTCTTCTTCTTCAAGTCGCCGAAGACTGCACAGCAGTCTCGAACCTGCTTACGGTCACTACTTTGAACAGAGCACGCAGAGCCTGTGCTGCAGGTTCTGTAGCTGTGTTTAATCAGCCTACAATACGTATGCGTTTAGTAGACTTGCCTACACTGTCTTACCAAGCTGGTGGTGTCCTGAGCGCTACTAGTCTTATGCTTGCTGAGGACTTGCTATGATTATTCTTACTCCTGGGGCACAGACAGCAATTGCACAAGAGAATGTACCTATTGTGCAGCTTGTGTACTTTCAGTTCAGCACAACACCACTAGCGCTTAACTCAAGCAATTGGGACTTGACCTACGGCGGTGTGCTTTATCGAGGTGCCTACGGCATGGGCAGAATTTCAGAGATTGATGACAGTCCTGGGGAGATTAAGGGCCTGCAGTTTACGCTCAGCGGTGACAGCGCAGACATGGTGGCACTTGCCTTAGACGATGCTGCCATTTGGCAGGGTACACCTATAACGATTCGAACGGCCATCCTGGACCCAGCGACTTACCAAATTCTTGACGCACCAGTTGCCTGGAGTGGTAAGGGCGATACAATGAGCATAGAGGCGCAGCCTGGGTCTACTGTCATACAGGCAACAGCAGAAAGTAGTGCTGTAGACCTGCTAAAGGGGCATGTGCTACACTACAGTAATGTGGATCAGCAGATGTTGTATCCAGGTGACAACGGCTTTGGTTATGTTGTATCGCAGGTTGACAAGCCCATTGTATGGCCTTCTAAAGAGTTCTTCTACCAATGAATCGCAAACTTGACTGGCAGGCTTCATTCGCTGCACTTGTTGCAGGTCGTACAGCTACTCCGTTTGCGTGGGGTACTCATGACTGCTGCGTGTGGGCTGCAGATGCAGTGAAGGCTGTAACAGGTGTGGACTTTGCTGAGAACTTCCGAGGCACATACACGGATGAAGAGTCTGCGGCTGTTGTGCTGGCTCAGTTTGAGGAAGTAGATCAACTGGCTACGGCTTATCTTGGAGAGCCTACAACAGTTAGCTTTGCTACTGTAGGTGATATCATACTTTTTGACTTCAATAATGGTTACACACTTGGTGTGTGCAACGGCAGAAATAGTCTTGTCGCTGGTGAAACTGGCCTTCGGGCTGTACCCACTCGTATGGGTTTAAAAGCTTGGAAGGTTTGAGATGCCACAGGTTTTCACTGTCGTAGGTTGGGCGCTAGCTGGTGCAGGAGCCACAAGTTCGTTAGCCATCTCTATTGGCTATTTTTTGATCGGTGCTGCCCCAGTGTTAGGAGGGGCGCTGCTACTGCTTGGCGGTATGGCAATGTCCAAGCGTGCTAAGAAGAAAGCACGCGCAGCTTATAACGCTCAGCAAGTAGACCGCCTTGTTAATGTACCTACGACGACTGGACCTAGAGAGCTTGCGCTAGGGCGTGTACGTAAGGGTGGTGTTATTGTTTTCAGAGACTCTACAGGCTCTAACAGGTCTACATTTTACTCTGTGATAGCTTTGGCGGCTCATGAGATAGACGCAGTTGAGCATATCTACTTTGACGACAAAAAAGTAAGTCTCGATGCTAATGGTTACGTCACTACAGCACCGTGGGCTGTTTCCAGCACTATCTCTGCTAGTGGTACTTCACCTCCAAGTCCAGGTACCTACATACCAGGAACCCTTGTAGACTACTCTTGGTCTGACGAGTCTACTGGTTACTCTTCATACTCGTGGCAGTACACAAGCACTACGAACTACGCAAGGGTTAGAACTGTCAAAGGCACTGCGACACAGACAGCTGACGCTATTCTCATGTCTGCTTTTCCAGGCGTGTGGACCAGTGCGCATCGCTTGCAGGGCGTTGCTTATCTTGTCTGCCAGTTTGAGTACAGCGAATCTGCGTTTCCGTCTGGCTTACCTAATATAACAGCACAGCTCAGAGGTGCTAAGGTTTACGATCCTCGTTCAGCAACAACGGTATGGACACAGAATCCTGCGCTGCATGTTCGCCACCTGCTCCTGCACCCTTACTTCGGTAAGCGGACAAGTCTGACTGCTGAAGAGGACGAACGTATCATTGAAGCAGCCAACGCCTGTGACGTTCTTTACAACGATGGCACGACTAACAGTGCTATCTACAAGAGTAACACTGTCATACCGTTTGGCACAGAAGTCAGTGATGCACTGGACGACTTGACACAGGCCATGTGCGGCATGTGGGCTTACGCTGGCGGACAGTTCTACCTAAAAGCAGGTGTGTACACAGCTCCAGAACTTGCTCTGGAGTCTAAACACATCCTGTCAAGCGTCAACTCTACTGCAGGTGGGTCACAGACTTTCCCAGTGGCTATTAGTGTTCATAAACCTACAGTAGACAAGATAAACGTTATTATTCCTAAGATATGGGATGAAAACCAGGACTACAAAGAAGTTGCGCTTCCTGCTGTAAAGAATACTGGAGCAATTGCATCTGACGGTAAAGAGATACCTCAGGAGATAACTCTAGCTGCAGTAGGTAATGCAAGTCGAGCTAACATAGTTAGTCAGTTCATCATGAAGGATGCTCGTGACCCTATGGTAGTTACAGCTACTTTTAAGATGGCAGCGTATCCTGTTGAGATGTTGGACAACATCACACTGACGATGCCAGAGTTTGGGTTTGCAGCCAAACCCTTCATGGTGCTTGGTAAATCATACTCTATCGAAGGCGGTGTAAAACTGACTTTAAAAGAGACTAACCCAGCTATCTACGATCCAGGCGTCTACGCTAATACCGACGGTTATGCTACTAATACAAATCTTGTTGAACCTTGGGACATAGCACCACCTACTATTACAGCTGTTGAGTCTGGGACTGCACATCTACAGTACGGACAAGACGGTACGGTTATCACACGTGTGCTAGTGAGCTGGGCACCGATTACAGACGGCAGAATTACAGAAGGTGGTACTATTGACGTACAGTGGAAACACTTACCAGACGCGACATGGAACACTGTAGTTGCGCAAGGTAATGAAACTTCAACTTACCTCACAGGTTGTACAGACGGTGTGACTATAGTTGTAAAGCTTCGTAGTAGAACTACACTAGCAGTTTCAGACTGGAGCCTGCAGCATGGACATTCAGTAGTTGGTAAGCTTGCGAATCCAAGCAACGTAACTTCTGCTGCTACGACGCTGGAGCGTAGGGAGCTTAGACTTACCTGGACTCCAATAAGTGACATTGACGTTGCAGGCTACGAAGTTCGAAACACAGATGGCAACTGGGGTGCTACAGTTCCTGCGCCTATCTTCAGTGGTAACGGGCTTGCTTGGCTAGTGAACCCTACAACAGGTCCTTGGTACGTTCGAGCGTATGACACCACTGGTCACTACAGCACAGCAAGTGCCACTGCTAGTTTCACAGCTGCAGCCATACCACAGCCCACAGGCTTTACTTCTACATTTTCAGATACAAGCCTGACTTCCGCTGTGGTCACTCTTTCCTGGACAGACGTAGACCCTCAGTTTGGGCTTGACTCTTACGAGTTGACCTGGAACGGCACTACCAGAACCATCAAAGCAAACAGTGTAGACCTGCCTGCTGACTGGGTTGGTGTACGTAATTACACTATTCGCACAGTAGACCGCTATGGTGCAAAGTCTGCAGATTTAGTCCTGCCAGTTACAAGACTTGTTCCCAACCCTCTAAACGCAAGCCTAATTCTTCCTCAAGTCATTGACAATAACGTTCTGTTCCGCTGGACACTGCCTGCGAAGACAAGTCTCCCTATCTCGCACATTGTGATTAAGAAGGGTGACGTGTACGCTACTGCGTCTACTATTGGAGCTAAAGACGGTGAGTTTACCGTACTTCAAGAACTCAACGGCGGTACTTACACTTACTGGTTTGTTGTTGTTGACACTGAAGGTGAAGAGTCTACTCCAGTTTCTAAGACTGTAACAGTAAGTCAACCGCCTGACTACGTGTTTAACGACGAAGAGTTCTCGACGCTTAGTGGTACCAGAAGCAATGCTTTGTTGGAGGCAGGTTACGTTGTGATGCCTGTCAACTTGACTGAGACTGGAGCGCAACACCACACCACAAATACGACACCACAGGCACAGATAAACGCAGGTCTGCCAATCTTCATTCAGCCGGGCTTGTCTACTGGTTACTACGAAGAAACGTTTAATTTTGGACAGGTATTTGCAAGTTCTAGCGTAAAGCTTAGCTTTACAGGTACTGCCCTTGCTGGCGCACCCACAGTGGCTCCTACACTCAGCATATCAACAAATGGTGTAGCCTGGACAGACTACCCAGGCTTGACCCAAGTGTTTGCGTCTAACTTTCAGTACGTTAAGGTGAGGATTACAGCAACACAGAACGTAACAGGTGCACTGTACCAGTTGCAGGCCTTGTCTGTACGCCTTGATACAAAACTAAAGACGGATGCAGGTACACTGTCTGTGACTACAGCAACTACAGGTACGCCTTTTAACTTCGGTTCCGAGTTTGTAGACGTTACCTCAGTTACGTTGTCTCCGATGGGCACTACAAGGCTGTACACAGCTTACGAGTTTGACGATACAGTACGTACCGGCACATACAACGTTGTGTCTAACGTTATTACTGTGAGTGTTACAGCTCACACGCTGATCGCAGGGCAAAAAGTTCGCCTATCGCCAAGTACCGGCACTCTGCCCGCTGGTGTCTACACAATTGCTTCGGCTGCAACTGACAGCTTTACCATCAACTTTACGACTGCCAATACCAGCGGAAACGTATCTACGTACCCCAACAGTGCACGAGCGCATCTATTCAACGACGCAGGAACTCGGGTTACGGGTACAATCTCGTGGACCGTTCGCGGCAGTGGCACATAAGGACTTGCAATGGCTGACCACTCAGACCTTTTAACGACCGAACTTTACTCAACAATCCTTAGTCGGATTGATGGGCGGCTTGACGACACTGCCAAGGCTTTCGATCCGGCAAACATCACACACACTAATCCACAGACCAACACTGTGCGATGGACTTCTGCGTCTAACAAGTGGCAGAAATACGATGGTTCGTCCTGGGTAGACTTAACTGCTACGTATGCCATAGCAATCAGTGGTAACGCAGGCACAGCGACCACACTAGCTACAGCAAGAACTATTAACGGTGTCAGCTTTAACGGCAGTGCCAACATAACGGTAACTGCTAATACTGGTTCTGCTGTTACGTTTAATAACGGCGGCTCTGGTGCAGCTTCTGGCACTACATTTAACGGCAGTGCCGCCCAGACTATCAGTTACAACACGGTTGGTGCACCAAGTACGGCCGGTACTGGGGCCACGGGAACCTGGGCTATCAGCATCAGTGGTAACGCTGCAACAGCCACCGTAGCTGGCACAGCTGGGTCGGCGTTTGCACAGACACTGCTTGACGACACCTCACAGGCCGACGCCAGAGCCACACTTGACGCCGCATCCACTGCGCAGGCGACGACGAGTCCTAGGTCTACAACAGCTACAACCTTGGTAGCCGCTGACACAGGCAAGACTGTGGCGCTCACAGCAGGCATTACTATTCCTGCTAACATCTTCGCTGCTGGTGCTGTTGTTTCCCTCTACAACGATAGCGCTGCGTCTGTGACGATCACACAAGGTGGTTCTCTTACGTTGCGCGCTGCAGGCAGTACAACTACAGGTAACAGGACACTTGTAGCTAGAGGGCTTTGCTCTGTATGGTTTAACTCTACAACTGAAGCTATCATAGCTGGTGCTGGGGTGACCTAATGGCAGGTATCCACAATATGCTACTAGGCTGTCACGCTGCAGCTTCTACGTTTAACTTGGTAATAAGCACCACACAGAGTAATCTTAATATAGCAACAGCTGCAACAGCAGCTGGATGGAACGGCACTTCCAGGCTTGTTGTGACTATCAATAACGGTGTAACCATTTCCAGCACAATAGACACTACACCTGCTGTACTTTGGTCTGGTGTTACCAGTGTTACTACAGAGCTACACAACAGTGGTATCATTATTGGTTGTGGTGGTAGAGGTGGTAATGGTCCCGGTCGCCCACTAACTAACGGCAGTCAGGGTGGTACAGCTATACGAGTTACAGGATCTGTGCTTATGATTGTAAATGCTGGCCAAATTCTGGGTGGTGGAGGTGGTGGTGGGGCTGGGACAACCGATACTTACTCAGGTGGCCAATATGACAGTGCTGGCTCTGGTGGTGGGGGTGGTGGCGGTCGTAGCGGTAACACCAACGCTGCGGGTGGTGCACCAGGGCTATCTGGAAACTCAAGTGTTGATGTTTTTTCTACTTACGGTGGTGCTGGTACCTCTTCGGCAGCAGGAGCTGGCGGTACACCGTACGATGGGACCATTTACTACAACTACTATGCGGGCTATGGTGGTAGCGGTGGTGGTTATGGCGCAGGTGGTGCAAACGGTAACGATGGTCACGTTACCGCTGGAATTTTTGGCGCTACTAAGTCTTATGGAGGTGCTGGAGGCTATGCAACACACGGTAGCGTCAGCATTAGCAACAGCGGTACGATCTTAGGAGCTTCAGTATGAACATAGGATACAGTTACAGTGTAGTAGAAGATAGTGGAGAATCTCTTCTTGTACGGTACAAGAGCAGTGGTAAACCAGATATTGACGTGTATGTCAGAAGACCGTACACTAATGAAACTTTTGACGGTGTTGCGCAGCAGTATGCACCTATACAACTGTGGACTGCGCAGGAGCTACAAGTCTTAGCGGTTCCGCTAGGCACCGCTGGCGAGGTGCGCCCAAAGCTACTTGCTGACTACACTCTAGAAGAGCGTAAGGAGCAGCAGCTGCAGGCACTTGCATTCTGGCGCTACACTAAAGAAGTGTCTGGGGTTTTCTTGAACGGTGCTAAAGTACGTACAGACAGGGAGAGCCAGAGTCAGATAGCTAGTGCTTACGTGTCGCTTAAAGAAGGGCTTGTGAGCAGCGTCAACTTTAAGACGGCTAATGGTGGTTGGATTGCTCTTACAGCTGCTGAAATTGCAGCTGTAGCACGAGCTGTGGCAGAGCATGTACAAAAGTGGTTCACGCTTGAAAGTGTGATTGCAGATCAGATTAAAAGTGCTCCAGACATCGCCACACTGGAGGCCATAGAGTTTGAGAGCTTCGTTCCAACACATGGAACACTACCTGGGAGTCAAATTTAATGAGCAGTCCAGAAATTAATGTTGGGATTACGTGCAATATTTTTGCACGACAGATGCACTTTAAGAATGCTGGTGACTTTGAAATTGGGCATGAGCATCCTTATGATCACCTTACGTTGCTAGCCAAGGGCAGGTTTATCGTAGAGGTCGATGGTGTCTCAACTGAGTTTTTAGCTCCGCATATGCTTTGGGTACGCGCAGACAAGATACACAAGATTACGTCTGTCACTGCTGGCGCAGTTGCTTACTGCATACATGGTCTTAGAAACTCTGAAGTGTCTGACGACATTGTTGCACCTGACATGGTGCCACGCGGAGTGGAGTTGCGTTCTATGATCAGTCGTCTAAAACTAACAAAATGATCTACACAGAGCAGTTAGCCACGTACTTTGATAAGCTTGAAGTTCCTGACGACTTCAGGGATATGGATCACCTTGTTGAGTGGTACTTTGCGTCAGGAACACCGTTGGCTATACCTTGGGATGCTGATGTAGTGGTTAGCGACGATGCTACAGCTATTTCACTGTTTAGACATAAACACTATCAGGTAGAGCTATACCTTGTCTACCCTAGCATTGCCATACCGCTTCACGAACACCCTGGGATGCTTAGCCGTATCATAAGTCTAGGTGGAGGGAAGCAGGGGAGAGCCAAGGGGCTTGTCAGTACGAGCTGGGGTGTCGACTCAGGAACAACAAGTCTTGGTCAAAAGCATGGTGGTCGTAACTTTGGGTCCTCTCCTAGAGGTTACGCGATGCTTACTTTTCAAATTTGGCCAGTGGGTATGCGACCTACTTCGGCAGCGTACCACTGGAAGGGTGAGACAGCTGGGCCTAAACAGGATGCGCTTATAAAGGCAGTTAACCCTTCTGCAATCTCTATTCCAGGCTATGCTGATGTCACTCAGGTAGCGCCTGAAGGTGTTCTATGAAACTCTTTCTAACCCTATTACTTCTGCCCCTCACCGTAGCAGCCACAGGCATTCTACCTGCTAACGACCCTATCAGTGCTTTTAAAGAGTACCGACAGTGTGGCGAACCCCTGCGCAATAAAGACGGCAGCATCAAACGCAGCACAGCTGTGCTCAATGCGTACAAGAAGCTACACCCGTGTCCAGTGACTGGGCTGTCAGGTGGAGCTTGTCCAGGCTGGGCCATAAACCACATCATCCCACTTGCAAAAGGTGGGTGCGATAACGTGATCAACTTAGCCTGGATGCCAAATCAGATTAAGAGTTGCAGTCAAGATTACTGCATCGACAGATGGGAACGCGAGTATTACGGAAACCCTCACGGCGTCTTGGAACCTAGAAAGGATCAATAATGTTACCTGCACTTCTTATGGGCATCGTCACCACACTGGTACAGAACAACCTTCCAAGGGTGGCGCAAGCTGTCACTGAGAAAGGTTTGGATTACGTCCAAGACAAGCTTGGCGTTGAACTCAAACCAGAGATGACAGCTGAAGAAATCAAAGCCGTTGCAGAAGCTGCTGACAAGCACGAAGAGTTCCGCATCACCCAGGCCAACGCCAACACAGCCAACGCACGGGCTATGCAGGTTGCAGCCTTGCAGCAGTCTGACACATTCAGCAAACGTTTCGTGATGTTCTTGGCTACAGGTTGGAGCGTCTTTGCAATGGCTTACATCATTGCCATCACGTTTGCAACCATTCCAGAAAGCAATTTGCGGTTTGCCGATCTTGTACTTGGTTTCTTGCTCGGCACCATTGTAGCTACCATCATCAATTTCTTTTTCGGTACAAGTGCCTCTTCTTCGAACAAGAGTGGTGCGATTACTGACCTTGCACAGAGTGTAAAAGATGCTCTTAAACGCTGAAATCTTTTCTCGTGCCACGGGTGCACGGCCTGACACGGCAACTTTGCTGCTGCCGTTCATGCTTGGCACCTTGAAAGCCTACGACATCAACACTGTACAGCGCATTGCTGCGTTCTTGTCGCAGGCTGCGCACGAGAGTGGTGCCTTCAGCAAGATGGAGGAAAACCTCAACTACTCTGCCAAGCGGCTTGCAGTCGTCTGGCCCAAGAGGTTTGCACGTACAGACATCAACGGTGACTACGTTAAAGACGACAAGGGCAAGAATGAGCCCAATGACGCCGCGCTAACATTGGCTAACAAGCCTGAGCCACTTGCAAACTACGTCTACAGTAACCGTAATGGTAATGGTGATGTTGCGTCTGGTGACGGTTGGAAGTACCGTGGTAGGGGCATCTTCCAACTCACCGGTAAGGCAAACTACAAAGCAGCCAGTGATGCGCTCAACGAAACCTTTGTTGAAGAACCTGACCGTGTGAAGCTGCCGTTCAATGCCTGCTTGACAGCAGGTTGGTACTGGAGCAGCAAGAAGCTGCACCAGTACGCTGACACAGAAAACTTAGAAGGCCTGTCTAAGGCTATCAATGGTGGGCTGAACGGCTTGGACGAGCGCGTTGCAGCCTACCACAAAGCCAAAGCTGTACTAGATGCGTATCACGTTGGTAGCGAATGAGTCAGCAAGTGGTGAGTGCGTGACCATCACCACCTGATCCAGCCCGCAGCTTGACAGGATACCCACCATCTCGGTTTCCCGTTCGTCGTCTGCCGCCGCCCCAGGTTCATCAATCAGCATGAACCCCACGGTAGGCAGAAACGTCTTCAGCAGCGTGATCCTGATGGCAAGGCCCAAGATGTCTTGGGTAGAGCCTGAGAACGCTTCAGCAGGTTTACCGTCGATAGTGAAGCCATCGGTGGCACGGTCCACAACGGATTGGACGCCCCGCATCCGGCTGAAAGCCACTGTGACCCCAGCTAGCACGATCTGCCAGAGCTTGCGGCTGACAACAGGTCTTGCGTCCCGCAGCTTGCGGATAAGCTCGTTGAAAAACTGCTGCTGTCCAATGAGGTTTACAAGTCCGTCTCGCTGCTCCACAGCCGTAGTGTACGTTTTAAGCGCATGCTCGTAGCCTTGTTGCGCTGTTAGGTATTGAACATTGGCAGCGTCAAACTGTTTGCTTGCTGCCACCAAGGCCGTGTACTTCTCGCCATGTACAGTCCTAGCCTTGTTGTAGTCTTCAACTGCACGCTCATTCAGCTTAGGCAGCACAGCAGCAAGTTGCTTCCCACACTCTGCGAGGCTTGTTGATAGGTTCTCGTAACGTAGCTCAGCTTGTTGCTTGTCGCTTTCCAGCACTTGAGCTGCCTTGATAGCGGCTTCTGTCTCAGTAATCGCCTGCGCAAAGTCTTGAATCTCTGACGCTACAGGAATGCTGTCTTCCCAAGGCTTCAGCTTGCAGGGCTCCACTGTGTTGTCACAGGGAAAGCCAAAGCTGCTAACAGTTACGCTGTGGCTAGACACAGCCGCTGTGTAAGCTTTGGCATCTTTCAATCTAGCAAGCAACTCTGCGTGGATGAAGCGTAGGTCTGCAATTTCAGCCTGTACGTCAGCAATCTGCTGCCGAATCCTTGCGTTCTTGTCTGTAACAGCAGGCACCTGTGTCAGGTCAAGTTCGCACAGCGGGCAGGTGCTGTCTACGATCAGCGTAGCGTCGAGCACAGCCAACCGTTGTTGCAGGGCGTTGCCCCAGCTTGCGCTTTCGTTGACCAGCTTTTGAGCCTCATTCTGTTGCCGTTCAGCTGTACCTGCTGGGGCTTCTTCAATGCCGTCTGGCAGTGGCAAGTTACAAGCTTGAGTGTAAGCTGCGTAACGCTTGCAGGCTGCCGCTACTGCTTTCTGGTTTTGCTGATCCAACTTCAACTGAAACAGTTGAGCTTGCAACCCAGCAATGTTAGGCAGTTCAAGCTTGCTCAGCT